GATTTCTCATCAATAAATCTAGTCTTAACTAACTGTTCATTATTAGTTAAGAATGTAATATCAAGACCAAATGATTGTAAGTTTAAACAAACATTACCTGCCATACCAGATTTAGTTTGTATCTTAGCATAATCTAAAACAGGAACAGGAGCCTCTGGACTTATCCGAGTACATCTACCATAGATGTATTCATCCTCACAACTATCACCCAGTAACAGTACTTTCATTAATCTTTTTGATTACATTACTACTGGAATATCCACCTACTCTAGGAAGATGTCTTACTTCACCAGCATGTTCCCAACCAACTACATCACCATCCCTCCAATCATCACCAAGTAATAATATATCAGGTTGGTATAATTCAATTAGATCTTCTAACTCTTGTCTACTACCAAAGGTATGAACAACATCAATATACTTGATTGCCTCAAGCATAGCCACCCTATAATGAAGATCGTTTATAGGGCGATGCTCTCCTTTGTCAGTACGAATCTTCTCATCCGTATCAGTAGCAACTATTACTTTGTTTCCTAGAGATCTAGCAACCTTGAATAGTTCTATGTGTCCTGGATGAAGAATATCGAATGTGCCATTGCACCAAACAATATCATTCTGCATCATTTGGAACTTTGACTAACTTCTGAAGTTCAGGAAGATACATATACTCAATCTTACTTTTCAATAAAGTATTAATAGCATCTTCAATAGTTTCCACTAAAGGATCTCCACCAAGATTAAATGAAGTATTAAACAAAATAGGAACACCAGATAGTTTTTCAAAAGCATCTATTAACTTGTAGTAATGTTCATTATCATCTTCACCAAGTGTTTGAATTCTACAAGTGCCGTCTACATGAATAACTGAAGGAATCTTTTCCTCAACACCTGGTTTACATTCAACAGCATACATCATATGAGGTGATGCTTCTCTACCCTTTAAATCAAACCAATCATGTACTTTTTCCTTTTTCATAGAACAAGCAAATGGTCTAAAGAACTCTCTCTTTTTAACACGATTAACAATGTCCTTTCCATCCTTTATAGTAGGATCAAACAATATAGAACGATTACCAAGTGCTCTAGGTCCACCTTCAGATCTTCCTTGGAAGATAGTTACTATCTCACCACTACGAATTAACTTAGCGATATCATCATAAGAAGTATCAGTAACTTCTAAGAAATCTTCCTCAAAATATTGCGTATATGTTTGTGGATCATACTGTGGTCCATAATAAATTGATTTTCTTTCACCTAAATTCCTACTAGGTTGTAATTGATTAAGTACATGATAAGCACCACCTATTGATGTTCCACCATCGTGTGAAATAGGTTCACAGTAAATATTAAGATCAGGAAACTCTTCCCAATACTTATAGTTTGCAACACAATTTAAACCAAATCCACCAGAAATACAAATATTTTTCTCTCCAGTCATTTCATGTGCCTTACGAATCAACTTGATCATTTCTTGTTCAGATTCTCTTTGAATCTGATAGGCAACATCTTTTTGAGTTTGTGTATAATTTTCTCCTATAAATCCCCACCCTTCATCAAACTGACCAGTTCTTCTCATTTCCTCTTCATCATCCATAAAGATTTTATATCTTTGAGTATTCATATAAGATCCATTAGGATAGTCTGGTATGAATACATCTCTATTACCCCATCCATCTCTAAAAAATGGTGGTAGATCAGGATTTGGTTGACCATAAGGAGAAAGACCCATGAGTTTACCTGCATCAATAGTCTTAAAACCTGCATATCTTGTTGCAGATTCATAACATTTAGTGATGCCTGGATATTCTGTCAATATGGTATCACATGCTTCATCAACGTCTTCAGGTTTTTCTTCATCTACTAGAAGTCCTCTTAATGATTTTACACCTAAAGGATAAGAAGTTCCAATATGTTTATATACTGGTTCAATCTTAGATGGATGACTAACTTTAAAAATACTTTCAAATTCAAAACAGGTTTCATGCTTACTAATATCAGTTTGTAAAAAACTTCCAGCACCATCAACTACAAGACAAGCAGCAGTATCAAAACCAGAATTCATAAACGCACAAGTAGCATGCATTTGATGATGAATGTTACTACATTCATGATACTCATATGGTTTTGGTTTTACTGGTTTTAATGGATGATCAAAAGTTCCTCCTGTTGTTCTGAGCATTTTTCTAATAATGCCCTCATAAACACTTTCTCCTGTCCAATCTAGTTCAGGACCAGATTTATGCGTATGACATACAACTAAATGATCAATATGATCAACATAATCAAATACCTTTAACAATCCCATTAAAGGACCACCATCATACTTTCTTCTAGTAATCCTCTCTTCCTCAAGATAAAATACGATTTTACCATCAACCATTAAGGTTGTGCTCGCATTATGTCCACGAGCACAAGAAACAATAACACTCATTATATACTACCTCAAGAATCTGATTTAGTGTCTTTATTCAATTCCATTTCTACCAATTTCTCAATTGGTTTCTTTTTTTCAATCTTGGGTTTACTAAATCCAGCAACAGGTTTTGGTGGTGTTAGTAACTTTTTAGTTATTGATTGACCTGATTTAGTAATCTTTGGTATTTTTGGTTTATTATCCTGACTAATCTGTGGATTTGGTAATTTTGTCGGTGGTTTTGGTTCTGTAACTTTACTTACACCTATTGCATTTTTAATAGTTAGTACTATTTCTTTAACTTGAGTTGGAGAAGTAATCATCATATCCTCATTTTTCCTATCTCTGGAAGCATCCATTGATAATCTAATTGGACTATAAACTCTTTTCTCTTTACCTAAATCAATAATTTTATGATTATTAATACCAGAATATGATACATTCTCAGGATAAGTTGATCCAACACAAACCACTGTTTCTTTATCTACAGACACAGCAAGATGTTGTCCAACACTATCACATCCCAAGAAACAATTAGAAGCATTAATAACACCTGCCCATTGCAACAGATTTATATTGTGAGGCATTGCAATTCCCATTTCTTGCCAACTAGGAATCTCAATCTGTGACATTATTATAACGCCATAATGTTTCTTTAACTCCTCAATAATTTCAATAACATTTATAATCTCAAAACTTCTACCAGAAGTATCATAGATAAACTTTCCTTCAACCTGAACAGATTGACCGAAAGGTTGAAATACAACTACCTTATCCTTACCAGTAACTTCTCTAACCTCATTACAAATATTATGACCTATAATTTGTTCGGTCTTATTTAACTCTAAATGAGGTTTTTTAGTTTCAACACCTGTTGGAATATGATCTAAGTCATTTATTAGAATATCAAATGCCTGACATAAATTTGCTTTCTGATTAAAATATGCATTTAATCTATAAGGTTCTGGTGAAACTATCTCTTTATCTTTTAACTTCTCTTCAAATAATCCTTTATGATCCAACTTATAAACCCTATCCCTAAGAGGAGGACTTGCTTGAAACAACTCATCCCAAGACTCGGATATGATTATGAAATCATCGTCTATACCTCCATTAATATTAACATACTTTTCCAATGCAGGTATTGCACAAACAACTCTTCCAGCACCTCCATTAATAAAAAATGCTTTACTTAGCTTAGGTAATTTTTCCATTCAATTCAAACCTCTAATGTTTAATATTATACCAGTGGTGCATTATATAGTCAACCACTTAAAAGATATTGTGTGATGATTACACTACACCAAAATATTATAAAACCCCTCAACTAAAAAGTCAAGGGGTCTTAAAATTTAAATTTTATATTATTCTAATTACACTTCCATTGTAAGCATACCATACCAAATCTACCAGCGTCTGCACAAACTCCATCAGAACCCCAAGAGTGAGTTTCCCAACCACCAGCAGCAGGTACTCTTAGACAACTACTCTGCCAAGAAGAACAATAAGGATAAGCACAACAAGTACCAGAAGACCATGTTGGGCAACACTGAGTACACATTTCAAATCCTTTAATTGGTGGGTGTACTGACCATCCATACTTACTACTATCATAACAGTACCTAGGCCATGATCCACGAATACCATATATTATAGCATTATTAACTTTTGTTGCATCCTCTTCACCAGCCCAATAATCACATTTTATACATCCATTATACATTGATCCAGCAACAAACTTGAGAGGTCCTTGGCATATTGCACAAACCTGACCATTACAGAAATGCATTCCCTCTTCACAAATACATCCACCTGAATCTGGGCAACAAGCAGTAGCAATTCTATAGTAAGAACATTTACCTATATTACCAGCCCAACTATGTAAGGTTCCATCCCCACCTTCTGCACAGAATTGACAGAACACACCGTGTCCATCATACACCCAAGTAGGACATCCTGGAACTCTTCCTCTTCCACCTGCAGTTTGATAACAACAATAAGCACAACCAGAACACATACAGAAACATTGTCCTGGAGTAACCTTAACAATAGCAGATGCATATGCTCCAGTAGATCCAAAAGGAGAATCAGCAAACGATCTAGCAGAACCAGATCCACCACCTGCACCCCAAAGTTGGAATCGAGCACAAGTTACACCAGGTGGAACACACCAAGTACAGTTATATCCACATCTCCAATATCCAGAAGGATTACAAACTTTTAGATCATTAGTCCAACCATCTCCTTCTGGAATACAATCCCAAAACTTTGGTTCACTAACTTGGTTCTGTGATGACCATTGAACTGGACACCACATTAAGCAAGGTTCAATCTCACATAACCACTGAATAGAACTAACAGCTGATCCACCGCCACCACCAATTTGAGCTACCTTCTCATTAACAAGAGTTCTATAACAGGCTTCCTTTTCTCTAATACTTTTTTGATACTCGACCTGTTGATTAAAAGCAGTATAACTTAATACATCCATGATTTAAATTTCCTCGTCTAATAGTGGTAGGTTTTCCGTATTAATAAGAGATTCTATCTCTCTTCTTGCATCAGCATCTAATTTTGGTTCCGTACCAACTTTAGGTGTATTAAGAACCTTCCACTCTTTCATAAGTGGATTAGCATCAGCAAAAGTTTTACACTCTGCTTGATAAGTCTTAACTGCTGTATGAGTAGAAGCCGATAATGCTTGATGATCAGTAAAAATACCAACCAAATTTGACCTCATTTCAGCTCTCTGTTTCCATAGGTTGGTTTCTTCTCTAAGTTTTTGGTCAAAAACCCAACCACCAGAGGCAATTCCAGCACCATTACTTTTTTCAAAATCATATCTTAAAGTATAAGCATCACTTAACCTTAAATTTTCCTTTGCTTTATATACCTCACCGTTAGATTGAGGTTCATCAATATAAGTATAATTATGGAAGAATCCATCCTGAACATTTTTGTCAGGAGTAGAAGGTATAAATCTATCTTGATAGAAATAAGCTATTGGTAAATCATTTGCATCCGCATTTGGTTTAACAACAATCCTATATTTATCAGGATCAAAAATCTCATAGTCAGGATCTATATCAACAATAACTCCATTATCATTAATCTCAAATACAATTTCATCTGGACCATCATAATTATATGTTCCTTTTCTGGTAGTTGATATACCAGCAACATAATTTTCTTCAGGTAATGGATAATTGAATGTAGTTTTCATCGCTTAAAAGTTTCCTCCAGATTATTTATACTAACATTATGATTAACCATAACAAATACAAACCATACCCATTCTACCAAAATCTCCTTGAGGATATCCAGTATGACCACCACATTTCATGTTATATGATCCACCACGAGAAGGAACTTGATTACATCCCTGTGATGCCATTGAACAACATCCACCTCTATTATAACAACAAGCTTCATATGAAGTGTTGTTTTGACAGGTATCATTACATCCTAAGAATCCATAAGTAGGAGCATGTAATGCACAGGCTCTAAAACCACCACCCGTCATAAATTGTCCATATAATCCATTATGACCATAAATTTCACCCTGTGATGCAGTACCATAATATGTAACTTCCTCTTCATCAATCATTGGCCAATGATATCTATTCTGAGAACCTCTAGGCCAAGCATATGCGGATTGAGGAATACTGTTCTCTAAGCACATATCATTACCATTATATTGAGCACACATACCCATATAATATAACCAGTTACTATACTGACCTAGTCCTTTACCAGTTCCACCCTGATTATTATGTGCTTTAATAGTACAACATATATTACTTCTTCCTCCCTGAGCACAGAAATTAGTTAATCCAGTTCCTTGTACATAAGATGGGTTTCCTACAGTATTTGCTCCTCCCCAACAAGGATGACAGCATTGAGCACAACCAGAACATATCGTATAAGTTTGTCCTGAGCTTACAGGAATTATAACAGAAGCATATGCTCCAGATGATCCAGGTAGACCGTATCCACAGCAACAACTAGTTCCAGAAGAAGCACCTGCACCCCAAAGTTGAAATCTAGCACAAGTTACACCACTTGGAACAGTCCAACTACAATTACAACCACATCTCAAATATCCTGATTGGTCACAAACTTTAAATCCAGTAGTCCAACTACCACTTGCAGGGTCTTTGGGTATCAAACACCACAATAATGGATTCCTTGCACCAGAATATTTAACTAATTTTATATTAGCTTCATTAGCACCACCACCGCCACCGCTACCGCCAGATTGAACCTCGGTTATAGACGCATCAAGAGCTTGAATCTTATCTCTCAACCCCTGATTTATTTCCGCAAGAGCGTTATATGTTAATACATCTACTGCCATTTTAAACCTCTGTTATTGATGTAATAAGGAATTCACTATCATATGATAGTTGCCAAGTCTTTGAAACCCCATTGATTGTCTCTGTAAACTGGGTAATGTTTCCAGTGCCACCATAGGATATACTACTATAGTTAGTATCACCTAATGTAATAGCAGTTACATTGTTACTACCATCAGTAGTAATACCAGATGCTCTGGTAAACTCTTCAGTTTTTACTGATCCACCGCCACCAGTACCTTTATTGATGGATAATCCAACATATCTACCCATTAGTTCACCTCTATGCTGATTGCTCTAAACCAGTAACCGTGACACTAGTATCACCAGTTGACATATAAACAACCACTCTCTTACCAGCTTGAAGTGCCATACCAGTTCTTTCAACAACTCCCTTTGGAGGAACAGTTACATCATACTCAATCCACTCATTAGTACTGGGTGAACTTGATCCAGATAATGCTATTCTTACGTTTACAGGGTTAGATGATGAACGATTAATAACCATCACATTAACAACAGATAATGTTGAACTGGGAACGGTATATACGGTTGTATTAGAGCTGCCAGAGGGTGCGGATTGTCCTAAAATTCCAGATGCCATTTTTTAAATTGTACCTCTTCTTGTAGTATTTATAGTTATCATTAGGTCAACTCAAACCTACGAAGAAAGTTCGTGATTGTGAATCAGTCCTATTTAGTGCCAATGCATTATTGGTACTATTAGTTAGGCTATTAATGTCAGTCTGAGTTTGATTCCTTTCAGTAGCTAACCCTAGAGTTGTATGGTTGTGTGCCATTAATAATCCAGCAGCATCTCTCTCAGCATCCTTAGTATCAACATAAGTCTTAACTGCAGCCTGTGTTGGAACTTTCTCATTACTATTTTGAGATAATGTTACATCAGTTGAGAACTCATTAATTTGAGCACCTAACTGAGCACCGATTGAACCCAATTGCAATGAAGTCAAACCAGATAGATCGAAACTGTTAGCATTCAATGTTGCAGCACCAGTTGCCTGGTTAACACGGAAATATCTACCAACACGGAAGTTACCATCGTGATCAGTTGAAACATAGAAAACACGACCAGGATAGGATTCTTGAATCTCATTCGCCTGAACAGGATCTTGATTTGGTGCTGCTGGCCAGTTAGTTGTGGATGTTCCACCAGTACCAACTTGCAAGAAGTCATGACCAGTTAATCTTGCCTGACTAAAGATGTAACGAATTCTAATCTCCTGTTCATCAAAACATTTCGCTGCTTTCTCTTCAACAAGAGTTAGTGTAGTTACACCATAATTATCAGTGTTTATTCCTGTAACCTTCACAAATTCATTATCAATCTTAAGGAACTTACCAATAGATCCGTGGAAACCATCTGGATCTACTGCTCTGAATGAAGTATCAACTCCAACAAAATCTTTCCAAACTTCACAAGAAGTAGAACTCAATACACTAGTCTGACCAATTGAAGTAAACTGTTCACCAATTGCGTGTGCTATTGGAGTACCTGCTCCATCCTGATTCCTCTGAACATTCATGGAGTTGGAGTTAGGGAAACTTACAATCTTAACTAACTCTTCTGAGGTAGGCATTAAAGCATACTCACCAGGGTTGAATCCACTAATAGTATTCACACTCCAAGTAGTATCAGATGCTCCTGCTGGTACAAGGAATTGTGCGTAACTTCCTGTAGGTGTGTACTGAACAAAGGTTGAATTACCACCAGTATGTGCAGCACCAGTTGATGCCCACTGTCCTCTATCAATAAACACATTACCTTTTCCAGTTGATCCTACCTGACTTACACCAGAGATCACAAATGTAAATGGATCAGCACCAGTAATTTGTTGATTATTAAATCCACCGTTTCCAGATCCAGTTACAAACTCTATACTACCGTTAATTTCAAGAGTAGGTGAGGTTGTTAAACCAGCACAAACCAAAGTACGACCAGACTGACCTCTGTTTCCTGTTATTCCATTTGAAATTATATTAGCAGTTACACCACTAGTTCTTCCAGTAATAGTTTCATTAGGTAAGAATCCAGTACCAACACCAACAGCTCCTTTAGTCCTTACAGAATAATAGATATTCTTTTCATCAGCACCTTGTTTTGAGTTAACAATACCTATTGCCTCAGAAGTTGATCCTCTAATTTCTTCTCCAATTTGGAATCCACCAGCTTGTGCAGATTGTGTAGCAGGATCTATTTCAAGAATCAATCCTTCAATAGTACCCTTTCTAAACTTCTCAATTGGACTGAATCCAGAGCTAACAATACCATAATTACCCCAAGAACTGTTACCAGCAAGTGATCTAATTCTTCCACCACGAGTAGCACAGTAAGAAATATGGCAATAGTATGTGAAGGAGGAAACCATCTCTGCTGCTGCACCACTAGTTACCCAGAATCCAACACCATGATCATGAATATTTGTAAACGAGTCAAACACAATTGACTTGTTAGATGGTGTTAATCCATCATCCTTAAACTGTCTATGTACATTACCATCAACGATTGCACCTACACCAAATTCAGATTTGGCAGAACAGTTTGATATGTATGGAGATTTAAGTACTCTGCTCTCAGGATTTAATCTAACAAATGTACCTTTAACAGTTGCGTTATTAAGGTCGTCTGGAGTAGCAGTAAATGTAAGGCTAGTAGAAGATACTGTTTGAGTCTTATCTACTTCAATAGTAGATGTGTCAATAAACTGAATAACTTTTGTTCCATTAGAAACACCACTACCTGTTACAGTTGTTCCTACTAAATCAGGGAAGAAATCACTACCACTAACAATAGTTCCACTAATAGATCCACTTAATGTTGCAGCGATATTTGCTTTAACAAAACCATTCATTCCCTCCATAAAGAGGTCTTTAAGCATAGTCTTGTCACTCATCAAGAACATTGTTGATGTTGAGTTCTCTCTTGTTTCAATTGAAGTTATAGCAATATCAGTTACACCATTTTCCCAAGTATCTGAAGTAGTCCATTTTCCACCAGTAACTGGTCTAATTTCTACTCTAGTCTTTTCATCAAAACTAGAATCCAAAATACTAGCAGTTTTAGTTCCTGCACCATTTGTTATAACAGATCCATAAGAAACATAAGGAGCTGCTTTTTTAATTGCACCAGTAGCAGCACTTACAAAATTATGTGTTGTTGTATCTGTAATAGCACCTTGACCACCATTTACATTAACCGTAATTGTTGTAGCGGTAACTTCTTTAATTGGTAGAAGATTATTGTAAGCATAGTCATATCCAGAAACAGTTCCAGTTGCACCAGATGAACGAGGATATGTCTTTTGAGTTGTATTACCATCACCATTATAGTTACAAGTGAAGGTTAATGAATTTGTAACTATCTCGATACTATCAGTAGTTACTAAATCGTGTGCTCCAATAGTACATACCATATCACCAGATGTTGGATTATAGTTAATCGCAGTTGGTGTATAAGTTGCAGCAGGTGCAGCAGCAAGAGTAAGAACCTGATGCCAAGCATCAGCACCCTTACCAACATTTACAGTAATTGATGCACCACTTGTTGCAGTAATAGGAAGATTAGCACCAGCAGCAGGGTCTTTTCCAGGTCTTGGATATGCATGCTGTGAAGCGTGGTTATCTTGAGAGCAAGTAAATGTTAATGTTCTATCACCAATCTGAATAGTATTTGATGTAGTAAGAGTATGAGATCCAATTGTTAATACTAAATCTCCTGTAGTACTATCATATGTTGCACCACTAACACTCTTCTGACTACCAGTGTTTGGAGTAATACAATCTGCTACAGCACTAACAAAAGTATGATCATAATGACCAGCAGCCTTAACTTTAGATGTTCTTAGGTTATCTCCAACAATTGTAACTTCAGGAGGAACAACAATAGGAAGTGTCTCATTATAAACACCAGCTTTTACATAGATACTTGCTGGTCCAGTTGCTATTCCACAAGCGTGTCTTACTGAATGGAAGGATCTACTTATACTCGATCCATCATTAGTGAAATCATTTCCTTCTTCTGTTACATAATAAACTGGGTGTGTAGTACTATTATTTTCCCACTGAGGAACACCTTCTGGACTTACTGCCAATACCTGACCATCAGCTCCTACTGGCAATCTAGCAGCACCAGTGGTGTAGTAAACCAAGTCACCCTCGGTTGTCATAACATTAGCAGCAGCACCCTCTGCTAACACATTCCAAAAAACTCCATTAGAGTCTGTTGAAGGATCCTGATTTAAATTACCAAGAGTTGCAACACCAATATAACTATTACTTAATTTCTTAACAGCATCACCAAGATTATATTGAACAGTAGGCTCCCACTGTCCTTTCCAAGCAAGACCTTTATTTACTAGACTCCAACTTGCTGCTTCTGTAGGTAAAACATTTGTACTGGTAGTAATCGCAACATATGTATATCCACCATATAATGCTAGATCACCTTGCTTATAATCAACTGTTGTATTATATTCTCCCGTTACATTAAAACCAGTTGTTAATATATCCCAATCCGCAGCTAAATTATATGCAGGTGGTTTATTTGTATTCTTTCTCGTAGCAACATATGTGTATCCACCATATGCTACAATGTCACCTGTTTGATACTCAGTAGAAGATGCCCAAGTATCTTCATAGTTAAATGATGAAATATAATCAACTATAGAACTTAATTCTGGATCAAAAGCTACAGGAGAAGTATGACCAGCAGTTACTCTATACTGAGTATTACCATATTTAAATACATCATTTATTTTATACCAAAAACTTGCAGTCCAATTTCCTTTATTGGTTATACCTTCAGTATGCAGCGACCAATTAGCTGCTAAATCATTACTATAAAAAAGATTCTCGTTATTAGCGGAGGTATGGTTTGTCTTACAAACATAAGTGTTAGAACCATACTTTACTATGTCATCAATAACATAAGCAGTGCTGATTCCCCAGTCACCTCTCCAATTAAATTTTAATCTACCGAGTCTAAATTCAGCCATTGTTGTTTCTTAAATCCTATTTTGGTCCTACGGAATAATCATAATCACCAAACTTTGCAACGAGATATCCATCGTTATCAACATAATAAGAGATTCGCCTAAAATCGAATCTGAACTGTTGGTATTTATCGAACTCATTGTTCCTATAAGTTTTTTCTTCAGTGGTTTCATCCACATAATCTAAACCTTCTAGGAACTCTGGATAGGGTGTTCCATCAAGTCTATGAGAGACATCAACCACTTCATCATCTGAAGTTTTCACTTTAGTATAACGAAGCATACCGTCATCATCTCTTCTCAGAGCGTGAACGGTAAATTTATCTTGTTGACCAAATTGAAGTCCGCCACCACCACCGCTAGTGCCAGATAGCATACTTCCACTTAGGAACATTGTCATGCAAATACCCTCCAATTACTGCCTGTCCAAACAAATCTAACAGTAGCTCCATCTACATCACATGCAAAGGGAGAATCAATCACACCACTGTAATTAATAAACTGTTCATTATTTTGGGTGGCAACCATAAGATTATTTATGCTCCAAGTTCCTTCATCATCATGTAGATCAATAAAGTCTCCAGGATTTTTACTTCCCACTCCAGGAAGAGTTAATTGAAAAGCTGCTCCAGAGGTATTTGTAAGATATGATGTATTAGAAATTACATATCCACTAGAACTTACTTGAGTTAGTGATGGTACAGTTGCTTCTGCTTGAACCTGAAGTTTACTGAAATCAATAACTACAGTAGATCCATAACCAACAACAGTCAGACCAGCACCAACGAAGTTGATATCAGTAAATCCTACACCAATTCTATTAAATGTTGGATCAATATATCCACTTTCTTTATTAAGAGCAGTTGATCCGATACCAACACCACCAGCAAATGGATTACCATCCAAATACCTAACAACACCACCAACATATATGTCACCTAAGAAATTAGCCCAACCTGCGAAGGTACTAAAACCTTGAACATTAAAATTCTCAACAACTGTTAATCCAGCACCTATTCTTGTGTCACCAAGAACATCAAGTTTATACTGAGGATCTACAGTTCCAATACCAACATTAGGTGTTGTCGTACTGGTAATAGCAATCTTACCTGTAGTGTCATCTACTACAATATAATGACCAAGTTGTGATAGCTCTCTATTGAATGCCATTATATGATTACTTTATTAGATATTTATTGAGATTATACATCATCTAAGTTACACTACCTCCATGACCATAAACATAATATTCAGTACTTGATATGCACAATACTTTGCAAAAGGATAACTGATTCATCGTAAGTGTGGTTTTAAGTTGACCAGGACCAGCATTACCTGCTGCTGGTGGCATCAGAATAAATTGAGCACTACCTGAAGTAGTCATAGTAGCACCATTTATATTTTGATTATTAATAACCGTAATCTCATCTCCAGGTTGTAATGTGGATCCAAGTGATGAAATATTAACAGAGTTATTACCACTTGTACCAGTCATATTAATTATCTTTCCTGCATCAGCACCAGTTACAGAATAAGAACCATTAGCAGCAGTAGTAGTTAGAACTACACCACCAGAAAATGGATTACCAATAATAAATCTACCACCCATATTAGAGTGTGCTGTACATTGATAGTAAAGCACACTAGGTGCATCTTGAGGAACATCAAATACAATGTCTGTTGGTGCAACACCATCATTATTAGTTACACCAGTATTGTATTGTGTACCTGCAGATCCATTAATAGTACTTTGAATCCTAAACGGATGTCCTGAAGATCTATTATGGAAAATATATCTCTGCCCTCTCACAAGATTTATATCAGGATCGAATCTAGTTCCACCATCAAATCCAGGTCCTTTAAAACTATAATGATCAGTTCCATCATTACCAATCTCCCAACTAGCAATAGCACCTCTAAACTCATAGGCAGTACAGGTTGCACCAATTGATACATCAGTACTAATAGCAACATTTACAGCATTTAAATTTATGTTATTAGGACTTGTAAGTGTTGGACTACCAGAAGGTTGAACAAAACTAATTTTCTTTACACCGAAACCTTTTTCTGCCATTGTTATTTTTACTTATTTAGATTTAGGAACTTAATGATGCTTCCCCATTATTAGCATATGGGTTATATAAAATCCTACGACGAGAACTCTTTAAACTATAAGTATTTCCCCAGTAGGATGAATCAGTTGCACTGTTACTTTGATATGGATCATAAAAAGCAGTCTCTGGCATTTCTAAAGAACCATGTTCAAATAACCACTTTCTTGCCTGTGCCCTTGTAGCACCTGGATTAGCTTCCAAATACAATGCCATCACACCACACACTTGAGGTGTTGCCATACTGGTTCCACTTATAGCATAATTGTAAAATGTTCCATTTCTTGGGTCAGCATATCCAGCATCATATGGACTAAGAATATTAGATCCACCAGCCCAGACATCAACAGCAGGTCCTCTATTACTAAAAGAAGAACATCTTTCTTGATCAGTTCCACCTTGTGTAGTAACATCTATAGATCCAACAACAATTGCAGCATCTTCTTTATCTTGATGACTAAATGCAGGTGTTCCGCTTCTATTATAATAGTTACTATACCCATCATTATAATACATAGTACCACTGTCTATTGTATTATCATAATCCCTACCTACAGGTATCTCTTGTTTATCATCAGAATTACCTGCAGCAAAGCACCATACAATATCTTTACAATCAGGATCTGCAAATACTTCATCGGCTTCTGATTGACCATATGTTTGCACAGAAGTAAACTGTTTGTATGGTCCCCAAGTAGACATCCAATAAACAGATGGACAAGCAGTTGAAGACATTGATGCTTTAGGGAAAGTTTGCCCTCTTTCAGTTGCAGTATAATTATTTGCAGCAGTAAAGAATTGTCTGAATCCCCAACTACCATTAACTACAGTAGGATTTCTTCTACCAGTTTCTGGATTGATTGGTTTATTCTTATGCCAAACTTTAATATAATCAAATCCATCAGAAGGATTTGACCATCCACAATCACTTCTATCAACACAAGCGATAGACCATATGTTTCCTTCAAAAGCATGACCAAATTGATTTCCAGCAGCAGTTCCAGCAACATGACTACCATGATAACTTATACTATAAGGATAACCAGAGTATCCTTTCTCCATCATTAAAGCAGAATTAACTTTATAATTTGCTAGTGTTGAAGTTCCAGGAGCAACCAAACCTTCAGAAGCCCAATTAATGTTGTACTCAGAAGCACCGTGGATTAATATGTCTCTTACTCTAGTATAATCTTCACAAGCAGTAGGATCAGGAACAGATGTGATTCCTGGTTTTAAAAACTCTGGATGATCCCAACGAACACCAGTGTCCATAATAACGACATCAACATTTTTTCCAGTCAAAGTATAATGTACTTCAGATGGAACCTCTGGATTAGGACCAAAAACATTAAATTTATTTGAATGTCTCCATAATCCCCACTGAGTAAAATCCAATACTCCACCTGGATTACCTCCACCACCAGAAGAATCTCTTCTATTTCTAACAGGATATTTAAATCTATCAGTGGTTAGATGACTGTCAAACTCCTGGTCATATTTTCTCTGCTCTATCTCATACTCATTATATAAATGAGATCTCAGAACCCAATCAACTTTGGGATGATTTTTTAATACATCTGCCTCTGCAGGAGACATTTCATATACACTTCTCTTTGGAGAACACTTCATCTCTGAAGTACAATCAATCTTTCTATTTGGTATATTGTCTATATTATTTTCATCAATTATATAATCATGAATCTCTTGCCAATCTAAAGCATCCTTTACGCATACAGTATATGCTTGCTGAGTATCAGGATATACAACAAGAACTCTTCCAGTATTTGAATCTAATGTTGTACTAATCATGATACCTCCGTTCTAAAGAATTTATAAGTTATTGTTCCAGTAATTCCAGTTTCTGGTGTAGCATTTATAGTTAAACTACCGCCAGCAATAGATGATCCAACAGAAACAAGAAGATGATTATTAAAAGTTATTCCAGATTGTTGAATATAAGAATTACTTCCATCATTTAATATTGTAACTTGTTGGGATTGCTTACCAAGAGAATGACTGAAATACAGATTATAATCTGCCGTCACATTACTTGTAGCAATACTATCTAATACCTCTGTTTGTCCTGCAGCAGCATTAAAAGTAGAACCACCAAGAGTACTTGATCCTGGAGCACTAGGAAGGTTGGTTAAGTTAGATCCATCTCCAACAAATGCATTAGCAGTTACAATACCTGCTACTGTTACACCACTATTTCTAACAGTAACTATACCAACACTACCTTTATCTTCAACAAATAAATCACTAGTTCGTACTGTAAGATCACCAGTATTAGTATTTCCACCAGCACTTATATAAGCCTTACCATCATTGTTACCATTAATTTGTAACTTAGAATCAGCACCACTACCACCTTCAGTTAATGGGGTTCCTCCAAAATAAAGTGGTAAATTATCTTTAAATCTTGCATTATTATGAAAATCAACAGAATTACTAAAACTACTTACTCCAACAAAAGTACTTACACCAGCTACCTTAATATTATTAAACTCTGATGTTCCTTCAGTATTAATACCTGCTATTCCAATATCTCCTGTATTACCAGTGGATTTCCAAGTAGTTCCATCCCATTTCCAAGACTGACCAGAGGAAGCATGAACATCATTTATATTTGGATTATTAGGAAAATTTATTGCCATTAACTTGTAGGAGGAAGTGGGATTTGATTAGGTTCCATAATTAACTTACCATTAGCATCGGTAAGACTACTTGATTTAATATTATCATCTTGGCGTTCACCAATTACCATCCAAGAAATAGTATCGGTGCAACTATTATCTTGTGCAGTAATAGTTAATGTATTTCCAGAAACAGACCCCTTAACAGCAGTCCATCCTGATTCATTAGTTGTGAAACATTGTACATCTCTATTTAATGTCACAAAGGTTCCAGCAGTCATATCAGATTTAGTATCAAGATTAACTGTAGCAGTACCACCTACTAAATCAATCTTACCACGATAAATGTTATCACATTGTGGACCTTCAATGAATGAGTGTACTAAATCTTTTGTAGTTGAGAGACCAGCAAGAGGATGAGGTATTCTAAACGATCCACTACCTTTAGTAAGAGCACCATATACAGTAACGCTATTATTAAATATCCTCATATTGAGGGTTCCTAGCATTCCACCACCAGCATAGAAGATTATCGAATTATCTCCTCCACTAATAGTATCATGGTAACAAGATATCCTTGCACCTGATGTACCACCAGCATTTGTCCATTCTAATGAACCATCCAAATTAGCACTATATTTTAAATTGGAACCAGCAAAACCACTTCCATCATTATATTGAAGCTGGTTAGCAGATCCACCTGGACTTCCAGAAGGAGGTACATTAACCCAGTTAGTACCATTCCAACTTATAGTATCATTATTATCAACACCACTAAGAACTACATTTCCTAAAACTTGTTTTCCATCAAACATTAAGTTATTAGAATCAACACCTAGAGATTTCTCTACATTGGTATCGGATACAAACTTTATACTATTATCTGATAAGAATAAATGTCTAATCTTATACTCAGCATTACCCAAATCATATTGTGCGTTTGCTTCAGGAATTATATGACTGTTAATCCTAATTTTATTACCAGATGTTCTACCTGTTAATACTCCTTGAAGTTTTATTCCACCATCACCAAAATAAGCAGTAGATCCAATACCAACAGTGTTACCAATTCCAGTACCACCCAATGTGGAAATACCAGTTACATTTAAGTTAGTAAATGATGCTGATGAAGCAACAGTTCCAGTAGCACCTTTCTGACCTTTATCACCTATATCTCCTTTATCTCCTGTTTCACCTTTAGGTCCTGCAACTGTAGAATCAGCACCAGTTTCTCCTTTATCTCCTTTTGCTCCAGGTACAGTTGATTGAATTCCCTTTTCTCCCTTTGTACCAGCATCACCTTGATCACCTTCTAGACCTTGTATTCCTTTCTGACCTACTTCACCCTTAATACCTTTATCTCCATCAATACCTTTCTGACCAATCATTCCTTCCAGTTTATGGAATATAAACCTACTTGGTTGTCCAGAAGGATAATCAATCTGCATAGGATTATTACTATCAATCAAAAACCTAACTTGCTGCTGTGCAAGATCAGTAATATTAAAAATATATTCTTGACTACTATGACTTAGTTCTGGATATGTATCAGTTGAAGTAATAGTATGTGATTGTGAAACATCAGTCCAAGATGATCCACCATCAGATGAATAATTTATTCTAACAGTAAAATCAGTATTATTAGCAATAGATGATCTTCCATATCCAAATACTTCTGCTTTAACACTCCACTGCCCAGTAGTAGGAAAATTAAATACACCATTATTCTCACTCATTCCAGCACCAGAAACGGCAAATCCAGCACTAGTTACTCTACCCATATTACCAGTACGAGTATTACCATCACCAATAACTTCATTATTATATGCATTACCGTTTTGTGTTACACTTGATACTACTGCCAACCAGAACATATCAAATTCTTGTGGAGCATCATCAGCCTTTTCACCTTTTTGCCCTTTTGCTCCTGCATCACCAACAGATGTTGAAGCAATGACAAGATTCCAACTTGTTCCATCATACTTCCATGTCTTACCAGAAGCAGAATGTGTATCGTCTATATTAGGACTAGCTGGAAAATTTATTGCCATTTTGTTATGATTGAATTACTTTTTCAAAAGTTATTGTAGATCTAGGAGCATCGTTCAAAAAACCACCTATAGCAGAATTCATAAAGTAAACGTTTTGACTGTCACTATCAAATGACAATCTTACTTTTTGTTGAGCAGTATCAGTAATATTTAGAGCATGGTCAATACTTGGATGGCGATACAAATTACTACCACTAGCACCAGCAGATAGAAGATCCCACCATTCACATAGGGATTGCCAACTTGTTCCTCCATCATTAGTATACTGTAAATTCATTTTAGCATTCCAGTTTGATCCAGAAGCATCATTCCTCATTTGAAGAAGTGCTTTAATCTTATAGAATCCTATAGAAGGGAATGAGAATATACCAGATGATTCACCTATACCATCTCCTTGATTTGCAAAAGGAGCACCTGGTCTAGCCCAAGTTCCACCAAAAAGATTACCAGAACCTATAGTAGAATCTGACATAGCATTTGCAGTAGTTTGACCAGATAATGAATACATATCGTACACATAAGATCCACTAAGAGCACCTTGCGTACCTGCAGCATCTACCCACTGCTGACTATCACCATCATCATAATATACTTTCAGAGCACCTACAGAGGAGTTCCACCATAGATCTCCATCTCCAGCAGAAGTTGGTGCAATATCTGAAGTAGTTACATTAGCACCACCACCTTCAAGATAAACTGTTGATATACCAGCATCTGGTGTAGTAACAGTTGAAATACCTGATCCTCTAAAATCTATAGTAGTAATACCATATCCAGCATTACCACCAACAGTATTAATTCCTATGCCTAAACCACCACCAAAGAAATAAGTAGCAGTTATGATACCAGCATTAAATATTCCATAGGTATTAGCATCTAAATCATATCCAAGTTGAGGTGATGCATCTTCTACAAGATTATTGAGAGTACCACCACCCCCTCCACCAGAACCACCTTGTCCACCAGGAGAAGCGTCTATCCATTGAGAACTATCAACATCAGTATAATATACCTTTAAAACTCCTTCATCTGACTTCCACCAAAGATCTCCAATTACAGGTCCAGATGGTGCAGAGTCTGAAATAGATACATTAGCACCAGCAGCAATACCAGTTAATTGTGATCCATCACCAACGAATGAAGTAGCACTTACAATTCCAGCGAAAGTACCATTACCAGTATCTGTAATTGTCGCAGCAATACCTACTGATGGTCCAATTACTATTCCAGATCTTGCAGTAATAAGTCCTACTGAATCTACATTTCTTACATCTTCATAAGTTAATGTTCCACCAATAGAAACATCAGATGCAAAACTAGCCGAGTATGCACTTATGTTTCCACCCTGTATGCTACCAACTAAAGTACCATAAAAAGCAGTTGCAGTTACTGCCGTAGCAACTTGTACACTGTCAGCAACCACACGACGAACAGTTATATCAGGTGTTCCTATTAAATTCTGAGCATCTGTTGAAGTAGTTGCTGTTAATGCATTACCATTAAGTTGTCCATTGAATACTGAAGCAGTTAAAGCACTTGAAGCTGGATTGAAAGATAATCCAGTATCTGATTCTAATGTCTGATATCCAGATGCACCATCAACAAAAGTTATATAACAAGTCTCATCAGCAAAATTATTTGAAGTAATATCAACTTGTAATGCTTGAGTTGCAGGTCCAGAAAATGTATTAGCAGTTATTATTCCAGTTACATTTAAATTACCACTTACATCAGCATCACCATTAATATCTAAACTAGTAGAAGTTACAACACCAACATTAATACCATTAGCAGATATACCCCCAACCGTTATATTAGGACTACCAGTTAAACCTAGAGCGTTTGTTGCAACAGTAGCAAGTCCTGCAATACTTGAATAATGAGATCCAAGGTCAATTTTAGCTACTCCATCTATAACAGATGCAGTATATGCAGCACCAACAAAATTAATTGTTCCTGCAGTACCAACAGGAGAACCTTCTTCCTGTATTACAACTCCACTTCCAGCAGCAATGACTCCAGTTAAATTTGAACCATCACCATAAAATCTATTAGCAGTTACTGCTGTACTTACATTGACACTATCAGCAGTAAAACGACGAGCATTTATATCAGGTGTTCCTTCTATTGCATATGCAGTACCAGCAGAAGTTGCAGTACTTGCAGTACCAGTAAGATCACCAGTAATATCACCAAAAAATCCCTGTGTTGCCGTAACAATACCAGTGGCAAGTATATGATTAAAATATGATCTTCCTACAGTATTAATACCAGTTGTGCTACCACCACTACCACCAGTATTTCCAGTACCACCTATACTAGTAGCATTAAATGATACTAATTCTACTAAATCTCCAGCAAAACACCCAGTGTTTAAAACAACTAAACTACCAGTAGTAGCAGTATATTCAGTTAGTGATAACTTAACACCATTAACATATACATCAATGTAATTGATATTATATGAAAAAGCAAAATCAGTCTGACCTGCAGTTGCTGTAAATGTTGAGGCACTTCTAACTTCAGGAAAACTAGCCCACTCCAGACCATTTCCAGTTGATTTTAAAAACTGCCCATTAGATCCATAGGTATTACCAATACTTAGTGGTCCACCAAGAGTAGTAATACCAATTATATTTAAATTTCTAGCACTAAGGTCACCAGTAATCTCACCAGCAACACCAGTAACATAGAGTTGAGGTACAGTTAATATACCACTAATTCTAGCATTACCAATGACATCAAGAACGAGCCTCTCATCAGTGTAATCTGTTACACCAATGAATTGTTGAAATAACCTACCGCTTCTATATCTTGGAGCCATTGGATGTTAATTAAGAGTTTCTAATATACTTGCAATGAATTTTACATGACCAGGAGCACTTGATGCCAATTTAAGTGTATCACCTTGTTCAATAACCAATTTTCCAGCAGTCAGATTCATTGTATCATGACCTTGGATAGGCATTTCCTTTACAATCTCAGTAGTAACTGCAATACCTGTTCTTGTTCTTACATGATCTAATGATACTGTATGAGATCCAGCATCAATATTTGTTGCTTGTGATAATAATATCACACCACTATATCCAACTGGAGCAGTATAAATTCCAACCTTATCTGCTGGTGCTACATTTGTAATAGTTTTGAATACATTTAATGGTAAAGCCATTTTATTAATCTCCTCCTAGTGCTAGAATTAATGGCGTGACATTAGCGAACAAACTCTTGGAATAAAAATTACCAGCGATAGTTCCGCTAATTTGGTCTATGATAACACCCTCACCAATTCTAAAGTTTCCACCTTGGTCAGTGCTAGTGTAGATAACTAATCCACCGTGACGATTAACAACTTCATTCTCTTGTATAGTAACACCTCCACGGGAAGGAAGAGAACTAACAGGATCAACTCCACTACCAATATATTGGAATGAATGACTCGATGCTAATGTTCTACTTTGCCTAAAGAAAGGAACTGTATTTCCAACACCAAGAGCATACGGTACATTTTCATTTATTGTAATCGTACAAATTCCAGAAGAGATTGGAGTTGATTCCTTAATAGAATAATAAGTTGGAAGTAATTCTAAAGTAGCTGTTGCTGTATTTATCCCAACATCAGGAGCAGAAAATGTAACAGTTGGTAATGATGTATAACCCCTACCATTTGAAATTAGTTCTACTTCATCAACTCTACCTTGGAAAATAGTTGCAACTGCTGTTGCATGAACACCCCATTCAGGTGTAGATGTAGGAGAACTAATAGTAATAGTTGGCGGACTATTATACCCACTTCCTACATTAGTTACCTTTATAACACCAACACTATAATACTGATCATCAAAGTATGCTACCTTACCATCAAATGGTCTAATAACATTTAAGAGTACTTTACCACCACCAATATAAGTATGAGGGAATCTATTCGGTCCAACATATGCAGTGAATGAATTTGTTGTAGGAACAGAAGTTACATTAAAAACATTTCCATTTTTATCTGGAAATATTTCATTAGTTGCTATACCAACATTAACAGTAAATGTATTATTATTAGGTACAGACTCAACACCCAATACCTTATTATATGAAGGATCTTTTGTTCTTGGATATGAATGCTGTGTAGCATGATTATCCTTATCACAAGTAAATGTAATTGATTCAGGATCAAGAGAAATTGTAGTCTCTGCTCTCATTACACCATTAGGAGTAGCAGACTTAAACCAATGCTCTGCACTATCCTCAGATACTCCAACATTAATATCAAACTTATGATTAGGAGTATCTACATTAGAAACTTGTAACCAAGTATTATAAGCAGGATCACTTACTCTTGGATATGAATGATCTGTGGCATGATTATCTTTTGCACAAGTAAAGGTTAATGAATTTGGTAATACCTTAACATAATCACCATTAGATAATCCATGTCCAGTACTATGTAATGTTAATACACCAGTAGAAGGAATATAAGTTGCGGTTGAAATTGTTGCAGGTGGATTAGTATTTGGAAATCCATGATTAGCAACAGTTAATGTCATCAATCCAGTATCTGGATTATAAGTTGCACCAGTTGGTTGAGTTTGACCAGCACCTGTTATATTAATAGCACTAGTAGCAGCAGATACAAATGTATGTGAGGAATTTCCATATCCACAAGTGAATCCAAGACGAGACATTGTGACTGCCATTCCCACAGCAAATCCATGATCACCATAGGTTGTGATAGTAGTGAGTCCAGTTACTCCATCATAAACTGCATCACTAATACTAAGAACAGGAGTGCTTAAATCAATCTCAAACTTATCAGCATTTTCTGTTGCTGCTGATGCTAGAGTTCCTGTATACTGAAGAGGTCCTACACCATCACAAATTAAACCATAGTTACCAAAAGAAGAGTTTGAGTTTGTGACATCACACTGTCCACCAGATTCGCAAGTTACTGCAGCATCAAGATTCATTGTAAACAATGAAACTATCTGAGCATATCCTTCATTACTAACAGAAACACCTATACCATTTAAATTATATTGTGTATAAGAGTCTGTGACCATACTCTTAAATGGTCCTATAGAATTATTACCATCTACTTTTAAACCAATACTATTCTTAACTTTATTAGTACAGAATCTTACATAAGGAGATTGATTAACATACTGAATCTTATCAGGATCAAATGCTACAACTGCAACTCCTTCATTTACAGTTCCTGCAAATGTCATCTCCTGTAGCATATCTCCAGGACCAACATGAAATATATCTTTATCTACATTTGCTGGTGATACCGTAACTTCTCTTAATGTATCTCCAACAATACTAACTTGTGCAGGAACCTTTATTGGATTATCTTCTACATAAGTTCCAGCACTAACTTTAATAACAGTTCCCTCTGTTGCAATTCCGACTGCTGATTTGATTGTTGCTTTTGAGTCTGAGACTGTGAGTCCTGAGTTTCCGTCGTTTCCATCTTTTGTAACATATAGGGTATTTGTAACGGCACTCGAACCTACTCTAACAACATCCGTACCAATACCAGGACGAGAACGTAATGTATACAGTTCAGCATCATAAGTATTAAGAGCTAATTCACCTAATTGTAAGTCCGATACTGCTGGAATCTTTCCAGGAACAGCAGATCGTTTAATTCTAAACGGAGTCGCCATTTATAATGATTTCGGTATGTACCCTAAAACGAGCAGTATATACTGCTGAGTTATTTATTCAAGTTAAATTATTCCTTCTTGGGCGATATGCAAATAAGTCCTTTGGTGGATCGGGTCTCATCCATTTTCTAATCTCATGGTATCTTTCTAAAGAGAAAAAACTCTGATTAAAGAACCATTCTTCCCAATCTTCATGTCCCTTATCTTGATTACAAGAATGACAACAACATACCACATTCTTAGTAAAATCAGGACCGCCTTTTGCTCTAGGAACTATGTGATCTATTGTAAGATGATCTTCACTACCACAATAGGCACATTTAAAATCCCAACTCTCTTTTATATCCCTCCTCCATAATCGTCTTGCTTCTGATGAACTTGTAGTTTGTAAATTAAACACATAAGCCTTCGGAGTATGGAGAATAGTCATAAACTATTGCGAGTTAAAATTATTTATTGATTACTATCCGCTTTTTCTTTTCTTTAGAATTGAAGTAATAAAACTAACTATCATTTGTATCAAAGACTTAAACCAATTACCTTCTAGTGTATCAAACATATACATGTTTAATCTAAAAGCATAGTTTGCTTCTACTATAATAGCATCTACTTGATGTTGATCTA